TAAGTAAGGATACTACAATTTCGGATGTCAACCTATACGACTAAAGTTTCTCGTGCATTTAAAGACATAAGTTTGTCCTTTAAGAAGCACCCAGTCACCAATGATGTGACTATTTTGAGAAATGAAGACGCAATTAAAAGATCTGTCATTAATCTTACCCGAACTCGGATTAATGAGAGGTTTTTTAATGACTTAGTGGGTACATCTATTCAAGATGCTCTCTTTGAAAATATGAATTCTGGTATTGAGGCAGCATTAGAGCAAGAAATTACCTCATTATTAACAAATTACGAACCTCGAATTGATTTAAATAGTGTATATGTGATTGCTGATCAAGATAGTAACGCTTTAGAAATTCAAGTTGACTATAATATTGTTGGATTACCGTTTCCAAGGCAAAATATCGAGTTCTTATTACAACCGACAAGGGTATAATGGCATTTAATCAGTTTACAAACTTAGATTTTCAAGATTTACGCACTCAAATCAAGGATTATTTGAGGTCAAACTCAAATTTTACTGATTTTGATTTTGAAGGTTCTAATTTTTCTGTTTTAATTGATAATTTAGCGTATAATTCTTACATTACCGCATATAATACGAATATGGCGGTCAATGAAGCATTTATTGATAGTGCAACAGTAAGAGAGAATGTAATATCTTTGGCAAGAAACATTGGATATGTGCCTCGATCAAAAAGATCAGCGATTGCAAAGATAAATTTCACTGTAGATGTCTCATTACTCGCAGCGAGATACGTTACATTGAATGCAGGAGTTGTTGCACTTGGTAGTATCGAGAATGGTTCCTTTACATTTTCATTACCAGATAAAATTACAGTTAGTCCTGCAACTAATGGTATCGCTTCATTCAATAATATTGAAATTTATGAGGGAAATTACCTTACAAAAGAATTTACAGTTGATAATTCGCAGTTAGATGCAAAATATATTTTACCTAATACAGATATAGATACAACAACGATTCGAGTTTCAGTTACTGATGGTGACACTGGAACAATTGAAGTATATAATGCATATGAAAATATATTTCAAGTTAATTCAGAGTCTCGATTATTCCTCATACAGGAGATTACAGATGAAAAATATCAAATTCTCTTCGGTGATGGGGTTCTCGGCAAAAAACCACCAAATGGCAGTACTATTAAAGTTTCTTATATTGTTACTAATGGGACAGATGGCAATGGTGCATCTAATTTTAATTTCTCAGGCAATTTAAGTTATCCAAAAAGAAATGGTGATGTAATAGTTGATACACCGATTACAAGTAATATATCTCTTCTAACAGTTCCACAAGCGTCTGAGAACGGTGATAATATTGAACCTGTTGATAATGTCAAATATCTTGCTCCAAGGGTGTATGCGTCTCAATATCGAGCAGTGACTGCAAACGATTATACTAGTTTAGTTCCTTCAGTTTATCCAAATATAGACTCTGTTACTGCATACGGTGGAGAGGAACTTGATCCTCCACAATTTGGTAAAGTTTTCATAACTGTCAAACCTAAAACAGGTGAGATATTATCAAATACAGCAAAAAGTGCAATTAAAGCAGGACTAAAACAATATACCGTTGCTGGTATTCAACAAGAGTTTGTTGATTTAAAATTTTTATATGTTGAATATGATTCTACAGTATCATACAATCCTGGTTTTGTAACAACTAAAGAAAATCTTTCATCTCGAATTTTTAAATCAATCGAGTCTTACTCTAAATCATCAGACATTAACTCGTTCGGAGGTAGACTTAAATATAGTAAATTACTATCTGTGATTGATAGTGTTGATACTGCGATTACATCAAATATAACAGTTCTTAAAATGAGGAGAGATCTAACTCCTGCATACGGACAACTTGCAAACTATGAATTGTGTTATGCAAATCGATTTCATGCCGATTTAGAGGGATTTAATATAAGATCATCTTCATTTAAAATTGCAGGAGTTGATGGTGATGTATTTCTAACAGATTTACCTAATTCTGATGGATTGACTGGAGTTGTTAGATTTTTTACTCTTGTTGATGATACTCCAAACTTTATTAATAATAATGCAGGTACTGTTGATTACGTAAAAGGTGAGATTATATTATTTGCACTTAATATTTCATCATCAAGTATTACAAATAAAATAGAAATTGAGGTTATACCAGAATCAAATGATATTATCGCAAAACAGAACCTTTATATTGTGCTAGATACTACTAGTGGAAGCAGGTTGACACTTTTAGAAGATTTAGTATCTTCGGGTTCAGATAGATCAGGTTCTTCATACACACCACCTTCAAGTTTTGTTAGCACCAAAAGGTTTACCAGATAAGAAATGGCAGATACAAAAGTAAAAATCTCTCATATTCTGGATAGTCAAATTCCAGATTTTATTCAAGAAGATAATCCATTATTTAAAGAATTTTTAAATCAATATTATATCTCACAGGAGCATGAATATGGAAATATCGATCTTGCAGAGAATATTACTGATGTTAAAAATATTTCTAATTTTGTAGATCTCAATATTGTTGGTTTTCAGGCATTAGCACCAGTTACATTAACGTCAGATATACTTTTTTATGAAAATATAATAAATGTATCAAACACTCTTGGTTTTCCAAATAGTTATGGTCTTTTAAAAATTAATAATGAGATTATTACTTACACAGGAAAGACTGCAACTTCATTTACTGGATGTGTTCGTGGTTTTAGTGCAATAACATCATTAGAAAAAAATGGAAATCCTGAATTTTTAACTTTCAATAGTAGTAAAGCAGATGAACATTCTTCAGGTTCAGTAGTATTAAATTTAAGTCATATATTTTTAGTTAAATTTTACGAAAAGTTTAAAGCAAATTATTTACCTGGTGTTGAAAACAGAAATTTCATGACAGGTCTTTCTGTAGAAAATATTTTAACAAGAGCAAAGGATTTTTATACTTCAAAAGGAACTGATACTGCACTTGACATATTATTTCAAGTTTTATTTGGAAAAAGTGTTACTATCTTAAAACCTTTTGACAATACAATCACATCTTCTGATGCAGAATGGATTGTAGCAGATCAACTAATGGTAGAAGCACTTGAAGGTGATCCAATTAATTTAACACAGAGTGTAATTTTTCAAGAATCATTTACTTCTCCAACTGCAACAGGTGCTGTAAGTAATGTCGAGGAAATATTCTTAGGAAGCAAAAAATATCATAGAATTTCATTATCTAAAGGTTCAATGGTGGGGACTTTTAAGGTAAACAATAAAACTCAAGTTGTTGGAACTGCATCTACAACATCCGTTGTAACAGTTGACTCTACAGTTGGATTTACCACAGTAAATGGTTTTCAATATTTAAATTCATCAGGATCTTATGTTTCTGCAACATACCAATCAAAATCAGATAATCAATTTTTTGATACCAATTCTACTGTATTATTATCTGAAGGAACTCCAATAATTGATAATGTCTTTATTTTTGGATATGAGGATAATGATACCTCTAGAATATGCAAAATGCGAGTCATGGGTGCAATATCTAATATTACTGGGGATTTTAATAAAACTAAATTTTTTAAAGAACAAGATGATATTAAATTAAAGTATCTTGGAGAAAAAACAGATATAAGAGACAAAAAATTTAACACTTGGTTCTATAATAACATTTCTTTTCTTGAAATTGTACAACCAACAACATCAACCAGCACAATTGAAACATTAGATAAACATTTTTTACATAAAGGTGATAGAATTGATATTTTAGATAGAGAAACAAAAAACATCATACTTTCTGATTTAGAAATTAGTTCAACTCCATCTGAAACTTCATTCAGTTACGTAGGAACTAATATTTCAGTATCTAATAGACCTTATATTATTAAAAAAAGGTTATTATTTACCTCATCCAATTTAGGACTTGATTTTTTAGTTTCTAATATTCAAAATACATTTGTAGACGCTGATAATAACACCTATATTTCTTTTTCTGGTTATTCATCTGATAATTCGATACAATCTACAGATAGATCGGTAACTTTTCAATCAAATAATGTATCGGACAATAAAATAAACATATTAGGTCATCAATTTTTAAATGGAGAAAAAATATATTATGAACCACAATCAAATAACAGTGGAATAAGCGGAATTAGCACTGGAACTTATTTTATCAAGTCTGTAGATCCAAATACAATACAATTGGCATTAAATGCTCAAAATTTATACTTAAACAATATTATACCAATTACAGGAACAACTGCTACTGATGTTCATAAAATTACACCAGCAATTCCCGTTGGAGATATTATAACAAAATTGCAAAATCAAAATAATTTTAGAAGAATTCTTAAAAATCCAAAAAACAATCAAAATAATCAAAATATTACAGGTCCAATAGGATTAAGTTTAAATGGAATTGAATATCATTCGCCAATATCTGATGATTCTGTATTTTATGGTCAAATTGATAATATCATAGTTTTAGATCAAGGAAATGGATATAGTGTTATATCTCCACCTAGTGTTTCCATCTCTGACTCCTTTGGAAGTTCTGCAGTAGCAAATGTTCATGTAGATGAGGGTGAAATTAAAGAAATAATTTTAACAAATAAAGGTTTTGATTATATCGGAACACCTTCAGTAACGGTAAGTGGTGGAAACGGTGGAGGAGCACAAACTAAAATCAGAATGGAAGGATTCAAACATTCTGTGTCATTTAATGATTTTAAAGTTGATCTTACAAATGATAAAATAACTTTAGATGAAGATCATAGATTTTTAAATGGTGAAGAAGTAATTTATAGTGCTGGTGGAACTCCTATTGGTGTTGGTGCAACAAATATTGGTTTTTCAACTAGTAGATTATCAGATGGTGGTAATTATTTTATATCTCATTTTCCTGGAAACCCTAAAGCATTTAAAATACACATTTCAAAAGAAAATGCACTTGCAGGAATTAACACAATTGACTTTTTAGCATTTGGTAACAATACACATACATTTACTGCAAAGAAAAACAGAAGTAGAGTTGCAAAAATTGCTGTGGTTGATGGTGGTCATGGATTTAAAAATAATAAAGTTACTGTAACAAGCACAAAATATCCACCAGAAAAACAAGAAGATATATTTAAAACATTTGTCGGTATTAGTACTTTTGATAATTGCATATATGCAAAAAATCATAATTTTAAAAATAATGATGAAATAATATACACAACATCAAATACTGCAATAGGTGGATTAACTAATTCAACAAATTATATCGTAACAGTTGTAAATGATCATAAATTTAAATTAAGTTTTAATAAAACTGATTATAATAATAAGGTTTACATTGACTTTACAACTTTAGGATCTGGTGATCATACCTTCAACTATTCTGATGTTATAGTTACAATTAGTGGACCAACTGGTTTAGGAAGCACTGTCGGACCATCATATTATACCGCTACAGCAGAACCAGTAGTAAAAGGTAAAATATCTAATGTTTTCATGCAATCTGGTGGTGTTGGATATGGTGTAACTAATATAGTTAATTTTGTAAGAAGACCTACGATAACTGTAGATACTGGTAAAAATGCTGAGTTATCACCAGTTGTTGATGCATTAGGAAAAATAAGTGATATTATTATAGTTGAGGGTGGAACTGGTTATTCTACTGCACCTGAACTCGTAGTTGGAGGTTCTGGAAAATTTGCAAAATTAAGAGCAACTGTTTCTAATGGTTCTATTGTTTCTGTTGAAATATTAAACAAAGGAAAAGGTTATTCATCAGATGTTGGTAAAACTACCATTACTGCTGTTCCATTTGGTTCTGGTTGTGTGTTAGGGTCTGAATTACATAGATGGGAACTTAATAATGTAGAAAGATATAATTGGTTATTGTCAGGAACAAATAAAGAAATTTACAGAGATACAGTTCAAATTAAATCAGAGACTAAGGCAAAGGGAAATAAACTATGTTCATTTTATCCTCCAAAGAAAATTCGAGAAATATTACTTGATAACCTAGACCCTAGCACTTTACAAGAATTAAATCCAGGAGATGCAGGATCAGCTCACTCACCTATTTTAGGATGGGCCTATGACGGAAATCCAATTTATGGATCTATTGGTAATGCAAAGGCAATTCCAGATTCATCAGGAGCAGGTGGATTAAAAAGATTAAAATCTAGTTACAAACTAATATCTCCTCAAATAAGTTCAGATTTAAGACCATCAGGATTTACACAAGGAAAACTTATTGAAGATTATATCTATAAAGGTGATGGTGATTTAGATGAGCATAATGGTAGATTTATTGTAAATCAAGATTTTCCAAACGGAACATATGCATATTTTTCTACAGTAGATAATACAACCAAACTTCCAACTTTTCCATACATTACATTTAATCATAAGGATGAAACAGATTCTTTTAATTATAGCATTTTTAACAAACAGGATGATTTAACTTTAAATAGTGGTTTATATAAACGAAATGTTACTCCATTAGGAATTAAAGAAAAATTTAGAAACTATCCTTTCTTAGAAACTGCTATTGATTCAAAAGTTATTCTTAAAGTTGATTCAATCACTAAATCGGGTATAACAACTGTAAAGGTTTTGGAGTCTGGAGATAATTATAAACCTAATGAATTAATTAACTTTGATTCAAGTGCTGCTAGTGCAAAAATTAAAGATGTTCTAGGAAAAACAGTTGTTTCTGTTGCTACCACTGAAATAACTGAAGATAATCTTAAATTTGCAGTTAAAAATAACACAGTAACAGCATTTAGTACTGTTCCTCACAATTATAAAGATTCTGATCTTGTTGAAATATCTGGTATATCATCATCAGTGTATAAAAATATAGAAGGTTTTAGAACTGTTGGTGTTGTTACTTCTAAAACTACTTTAACAGTTGCTATGGGAAATACTTCTGCAACTGGAATCAATACATTCATAAAGTTAGAGGAACCAACCGTTTCTAGAAAATTTAAATCAAATGATATTATTAAAATTGAAAATGAAGAGATTTTAATTTCTGTAGTTGATGATTTAAATAACAGATACAATGTTGTCAGAAAACATAATGGTGTAGAATCTGCACATAACGTTGATACTGATGTTAATTTACTATCACAACAGTTTACTTTTAATGTTAAAGAAAAATTAGAAAATAAAAATATAGAACCAAAAGCAATTGAATTTTTTGATGCATCCTTTATAACTCTTGAAGGTGTTGCTTATAATAGATCTGTTGGTATAGGAAGTACATCAAATAATATAGTTACAGGTTTTACAGTTGGAACTGGATCAAGCACTGCTATAATAGATTCATCAATTCCTAATTCTATTTTTCTACCAAATCATAGATTTAAAACTGGAGATAAGTTAAAAGTAACTTCTTTTGATGAAGGTATTATAAAAGCAAGTTTAGATGCAAGTTTAGCAAACCCATTTGACTTATCTACTCTTGATCCTTTAATATGTGTAAAATTTAATAATGATTTTATTGGATTATCAACTACAAATATTGTTGGATTTAACACCGATTTAATTTTCTTTACTGATCAAACAACTGGTAGTAATCATAGAATTGAAAAAATAACTGATGATGTATTAGGAAAAGCAATTAAAACTGATGCAACTCTTATAACAGATGATCAACATTTATTAGTTGCTGGAAATGATTTTAAATTAAATATATTTCCAAACAAAACTCAAGAATTTTTATTTAAATATAACTCTACTGCAAATAGGTTAGTTGTGGATCCTGTTACATTTGAACCTTCTGCAGTTGGAGTTGGTTCTA